GTTTTTTCCTTATTTTCGCTCTCAATTTCTAGTTTGACCTTTTTTTGAGTAACCTTTTTAGCAGGTGCCTCTTTTTTTGCCTCTTTTTTTGCCTCTTTTTTTGCCTTTGTAGATTTTTTAAATAAATTCTTTAACTTTTTTATTCTTGTATTTGCTGATTTAATAGAAGAATTGGATGACGATGATATGGAATGAGATACTGTAGAAATAGATAACGGTTTTTTATTCTGTTGTTGGAAAGTTGATGTGGTAGAAGAATCGGAAATCGTTTTCATTTTTTTATTTTTTATGGTTTTATTCATTTTATATTTAACTTATAAAATAAATTATACAACATGTGTTTATTTATTGGTGTTCGGTAAATTGTTTGGATTTACATTTTGTATGGCAATGGTCCAGGACCAGCAAAACGAAATAATTTGTTCATATTTGCTGGAGCTTGACCTCTATTTGCACCAGAAATATTAATATTTGAATTTGAAAACATCAATTTTTTTGATTTTATTTTTTGCATATGAAGTTTTTCATTTCGATCATTAATTAGCTTTATTAAAACTGCTTTTTTATAATCTTCACGACTAATTTGTCCAGATAATAATAAATTTTTTAACTCGGAAACATCATCCATAGGTTGATCATTTTGTTTATATTTTTGAAAATATTTATTATAAATATAACTATTATTATTCATTGTATTCGCGCTTATATTTGAAACAGGACGAGGTACTTGTTGTTGTTGTTGTTGTTGTTGTTGTTGTCGGCGATTCAATAATTGTGGTGGTTCTATCACATCTCCATAATTGTTAGATATATTATCATCTTTCATCATCATACACAAATTACCATTTTGAACACGCATACACATCGAAGCTAACATATCATCATAGGTTAGTGGTTTATTGTTGTTAAATTTGTCATAATTATCTCCAGACCCGGATGAATAATAATTATCATCAATTTGTAATGAAATGGATTCATTCTCATTAACAGCATTTAAATTATGATTTTTTGGCATATTTTATTATATAATTATAATGTATAAATAAAATAAAACGAATAGTTTTACTAATATGAATAAGAATTATAAAATTAAAAATATAGGAAAAACAAAAACACTTGTATATAATGGCACAAAATCACCTAAAAAAAATGATATAGAATGGTCAATCGATTATGATAATAAACATGGTGTTGATTTAAATGTTAATATGGATAATAACGGTGATAAGAGTCACTATCATCAATATTTAACTAATTCTGAATTAGAAGAATTACTAAAAATACCAATTGTAGATAAATCGATACATGCCAGATTATTAGAAGATTTTAATCCATACAACAACAACATCAACAACAACAACAATCTAGATTTAATAACATATCCTCGCATAAAAACCCAAACATATACATATCCATATACATATCCATACTCATACCCAGATAACAATTTAATGAACAACAATCAATTACCTATAAATTTTCAGAAATCTTCAGAATTAACAAAAAAATCACGACCCAAAATGATCAAAATAAAAATATACACTAAAAAATACAAAAAACACAAAAGCCATTCCAGTAAAAATCGCAGTAAAAATCGCAGTAACAGTACTAGTCGATCAAGCAGTAAAACCATGTAATTTTATACATTTGCCAATATAATTTTTTCATTATCCGAGAGACTTCTCTCGCGTTTGAATTTATTATATATGATAACGCAAGACTTATCTATTTGTTTAAGGTAATATTTAGATGCGTAAATCAATTTGCATTTGATTTCATCATCATAGATGCATTCGATATAAATTCCATAAATCTTTTTAACCGATTTAATAAAATTGGCGCAATCAAAAATATTATCATCATTAAACGCCACTGCAATTATGTAGTGATTTCTTGGAAACTTTTGTGATTTTTCAAACTCGCAATTATAATAATAATAATGATCACAATTGTAATCTAGAGCTAAATTAGTAATTTCCGATTTGAGATCTGTCACGTTATTATGCTTTGCCAAATCAAATGAAATCTCTATATTATAGCCCATATATAGATTCTAAATATTTTAAAATATTCAAAATTTTTTCAACTATTTTTTAGATAATACAATACAAAAATAAAATAATGAATAATAATATTACAGCGTATTCATAGTTTAAATAAAAACGAAAAAACATGAATTATAATTTTTTACAATTCGGAGGTATCAATAAATCTGTATCCAATAATTATACAAGAAACGATTATTGTAACAGTGGCATTTTAACTGTTCCGAATATATTAGGCAATCCCCGGTCAAAAATAATTAGTTTGAGCAATTTGGATATTAGTAACAATTCAATTGTAAACGTAAGTGGTATTTATTTTTATGGTGGTGGATTTATTAAACAAAATATAGAAGATTTTGACAATGTAACGGTTACAGGGGATTTAACCGTGGGTAACATTGCAAAATTAAACAATGTTATTGCGCAAAATGCTACCATGAATGTTTTAACTGTAGATAGTGTAACTTTTACGAATAGTCCATACAAACAAACCACACCATTTTATCCTTTACATACAACAAGTACTACAGTATATCAACCAAGCATTTATCAGATTAATCAGTATGGACAGGTTGTGAATTTGTTAGATAGTGGAATAACAGGACCTACTGGACCCACTGGACCGACTGGACCCACTGGAATTACCGGACCAACAGGTCCAACTGGACCGACTGGTTTCACAGGGCCTACTGGACCCACTGGAATTACCGGACCAACAGGTACAACTGGACCTACTGGACCCACTGGACCTACAGGACCGACCGGACCCACTGGACCAACTGGACCTACAGGGTATACTGGACCTACTGGGTATACTGGACCTACTGGGTATACTGGACCCACAGGGCTTACTGGACATACTGGACCAACCGGACATATAGGTACAACCGGACCTACTGGGTATACTGGTCCCACTGGAACTACTGGACCCACTGGACCAACCGGACATACAGGTACAACCGGACCTACTGGCCCTACAGGGTCACATGGAACCGTTTTTTGGTCACAATCTGGAGTTACTGGATCAACTGGTATATATTACAATGGTAACGTTGGTATTAATCAAAACAATCCTCAGTATTCTTTGGATATTAATGGAAATGTAAATATTAATACTGGTGGTACAGGAACTGTTTTATCATTAACAGCAAACGGTATTATCCAAGCGCAAGGATTTTATGCAACATCCGATTATCGAATAAAAGAAAATATAATTCCTATGTCAGAATATCCAAATCCTCAACACTACACAATTGATAAATTACAACCATATTTATACCAAAATAAGTTAACAAAACAAACAAACTTGGGTTTAATCGCACATGAAGTCCAACAACTATTCCCTTTTTTAGTTTCTGGAAAAAAAGATGATCCTACCTACCAATCCATTAATTATATGGGATTAATCCCACTACTAATACATGAAATCAAAAAATTAAAAGAAGAATGTTTGCATGATGAAAAAGAATTAGAGGTTTTATCGTAAATAAAAACACAAACAATAATATAAAACAATATTATACGATTTTATGAGTAGCTTTAGAAGATTGGGTGGCATTAATTATTCATTTAATAAAAATATAGTGCGAAATAATAATTCAAACACTAATTATTTGAATATAACAAATTTAATTGGAGATGAGAAAAATGAACATAAATCAAAAATAGTGTCAGAAAGTCATTTGGATATAAGTAACAATTCTTTGGTCGATGTAAATACAATTTATTTTACAAATGGCAATAGTATTCAAGGAACAACTTATAACTTTAAAAATATGATTATTAATAACAATTTAACTGTTGGAGGAAACGCCACATTTAATAATGCAATAATAAATTCATTACAAATAAGCAATGATTTACACATAAATAATTATATCAGTTTTACAAGCGATAAGATTAATATTCAAAATTATCCATTTAATGAAGTAGCATCAAATGTGGCTGGTACTTATTTGTATCCACAAGAGATAGAATACAATAATTTTGGACAAATAACTAAGATAGTTTCAGGCTATACAGGTTTTGAATATGGAACAACGGGGCCTACAGGACCAACCGGACCTACGGGACCAACAGGACCTACGGGGGCTATCAAACCTACAGGACCCACTGGACCCGTGGGACCCACCGGACCTACTGGGCCTACCGGAAGTACGGGACCTACCGGACCCACCGGGCCTACCGGACCTACAGGACCAACCGGAAATACTGGGCCTACCGGACCCACTGGGACAACCGGACCCACCGGACCCACTGGGCCTACTGGATATACTGGACCCACCGGACCTACTGGACCTACGGGTTCTACTGGACACACCGGACCTACTGGATATACTGGATATACTGGATATACTGGACCTACTACACCAACCGGACATACAGGCACAACCGGACCCAATGGAATTACTGGACCAACCGGTGTATATAGTGATTTTTGGTTATCGACAAATTCTGGAACAACAAGTATATATTATAATGGAAATGTAGGTATTATTCAAAACAATCCTCAGTATTCTTTGGATATTAATGGAAATGTAAATATTAATACTGGTGGTAGAGGACCTGTTTTATCATTAACATCCAATGGAATTATTCAAGCATTAGAGTTTAATTCGACATCTGATTATAGGATAAAAAACAACCCAATTCCTTTGTCTGACTCTATAAATTCATATAATGGTCATTACACAATTGATAATTTGCAACCTTATATATATCAAAATAAATTAACAAAACAAACTAATTTAGGTTTCATTGCACATGAAGTTCAAGAATATTTCCCTTTTTTAGTTACAGGAAATAAAGATGATCCAACATATCAATCGATTCATTATATTGGATTGATTCCATTATTAATCCACGAAATAAAAGAATTGAAATCCAGGTATGATAAAATAGAAGGTACGATAGAAGGTCAAAATACCTTTGAAATTAAATAAAAAATAAGATTTATTATATAGAACATAAAATATATATATTATATGAGTTTTAGAAAATTTGGTGGTGTTGAGAGAAATGCTTCTAATAATATCATTCGTAATCATTATTCTAATATAAATAATTACACTATTTCGAATCATATTGGTGAAATTAATTCAAATATAGATGTATATTGCAATATTGATTTGAGTAATAATTCTATTATAAATGTAAATAAAATTTACTTTATCGACGGTACAATACTATCAGGAGTAAGTGATACTTTTCAAACATTAAATATATCAAATGATTTGATAGTAGATGGTACTAGCAGTTTAAATAATTTGATAATAACAAATCCAGTAACATTGCCAAATATTACAATATCAAGTTTGTCCTTTTCATCGTCACCATCACAAACACAAACAACCCCTTTTTATGAATTAGATCCATCACTAAACGGTACATTTAATGGCCCAGTATCAGTAACTGTAAATGCATTTGGTCAAATTACTAATATAATAGATGGTGGAATAATTGGTTATACAGGTCCGACTGGTCCTACTGGATCGTCACAAATAGGACCAACAGGACCTACAGGACCAATCGGATACACTGGGCTTACCGGAAATACGGGTCCATTAGGACCGACAGGACCCTCTGGACCACCAGGGCTTACTGGATATACTGGATGTACTGGTCCGACAGGGCTTACTGGCCCCACCGGATTCACTGGGTCTACTGGACCTACTGGAACTACTGGACCTACTGGAACTACTGGACCCACTGGACCAACTGGACCTACAGGTACAACAGGAACCACTGGACCGACTGGACCAACAGGACCGACTGGACCAACAGGACTGATTGGGCCAACAGGGCCGACTGGTCCAACTGGACCAACAGGATTCACCGGTCCTACAGGTCAAAATAGTTACTGGTCACAATCATTAGGATTATCAGGTCCAACTGGTATTTACTATAACGGAAATGTGGGAATTAACAATAACCCATCTTCTCAATATTCATTGGATGTAACTGGTAATGTTAATATTAATACACCGCCAGTAGTAACTAATTATTTATACACAACAGATTTAAGTGGATATACCTATTATGTTTTTGGAAATACTAATAACGTGGGAACTACTGGTACAATTCAATTTTTGTCGCCTATTACTGTAAATTATTTGGTTGTAGGAGGAGGAGGTGGGGGGAATCCAAACAGTACAACTTCTAGTAATCCTAATGGAGGTGGTGGAGGTGGAGTAGAAACAGATTCTTTTACATGCCAATCTACAACATATAACATTAGTGTTGGTAGTGGTGGTAGTCCAAATCAAAACTATCCAGACTGTATAGGTGAATCATCCTCTATAATAGGTGATGTAACGAATATAATCGCATATGGTGGAAATACAGGAACAACAACCCCAATAGGTGGTAATCCAGGAGGCGGATTAAATACAAGTGGATACGGTGGCGATTTTTATGCTGATGGTGGCAATGGTTATCTCAATTCATTTTATTATGATTCATTATCAAATTCAATACAAGGAACATCCTGGTACTATGGATCTGGTGGTGGTGGTGGTGGTGGTGGTGGTGGTGGTGGTAATCCAGCAAATACACAAAGTGGTACAGGAAGTGGTGGATGCTTACCCAATGGTGGTGGTGGTTATGCATATGCAAATATACAAAACGATGGAGGAATTCCTGGTATGAATTTATTTGGTGGTGGTGGTGGTGGTGGTGTTGGTGGCGGAGAAAATGGCGGTTCAGGAGTAGTAATATTGTGGTTTCCAACCCAAACCCAAACATCCCTAACCGCAAACGGTATCTCCCTAACAGCAAACGGTATCATTCAAGCAACACAATTTAATACTACCTCTGATTATCGTATCAAAGAAAATCCGATCCCACTTAACAATTACACCGTTGACTATTTAACTCCTTACATGTACCAAAATAAATTATCCAATCAATTAAATATGGGTTTAATCGCTCATGAAGTTCAAGAATATTTCCCTTTTTTAGTATCTGGAGAGAAAGATGCTCGTCTCTACCAATCCGTTAATTATATTGGATTAATTCCACTACTAATCCACGAAATAAAATTATTAAAAGAACGATCCAAAAGAAACAAAGACAAAATTGAAACATATAAGAAAAAATTGATTACATAATATAAATCACATATACCATACCAATAAAAACACAAAATGGAAACTTCAAAACTATTACCTACTCTTTCTACCATCAATGCGCATCCACGTGATAAAAATATTGAATTTTATGAACCTACTCATAAATACACAATTTTAACAGACTCGGATTCAAATTACACTTCTGTAACAACATGGAATCATTCCCATTTTCCCCATTTTGATTCCGACAAAATTATCAAAAAAATGATGAAAGGTAAAAATTGGAATCCTAACCACAAATACTGGGGAATGACCGCAGAAGAAATAAAGAAAAAATGGACCGCAAACGGAGCTTCAGTTTCTTCAGCCGGAACGGATATGCATTTCCAAATAGAATGTTTTATGAATAATTATGTAATCGGCGAAAAATTACATAATTATACGCACGAGGATTTATTAACAAAATGTCCCCCAACCACAGACCAACCACCTACACTAGAATGGCAATATTTTCTTGAATTTGTAAAAGATCATCCAACCTTTCGCCCTTATAGAACAGAATGGACTATTTATGATGAAGACTTAAAATTAGCGGGATCAATCGATATGGTTTATGAAAATCCGGATGGATCGCTTATGATTTATGATTGGAAACGATGCAAAGATATTTCTACGATTAACACCTTTAACCAATATGCTATTACACATTGTATATCCCAGTATCCTGATTCAAATTTTTGGCATTATGCTCTTCAATTAAATACATACAAAGCGATTTTAGAATCAAAATATGGAAAAAAAGTAACAAAATTGTGTTTAGTGCGTTTGCATCCAGATTCAGAAGAAAAAACCTATGAATTAATAGAATTACCAGATTTATCCAATGATATCAAAACTCTCTTTGAATTGAGAAAACATGACTTGTTTAATGAAAAACAAAAACAAAAACAAAAACAAATACACCAAGAGTTATATTTCAATTATAAAGTTTGTTTGTAATCGAACAAAACACACCACAAAAACTATTTAAAAATTAAATCATATATATCTACATAACAAACCATAACAACTACACAATGGATTTATTTCATAATTTATATAAAAATATACCTATATTTTTATCGATTCAATTATTAATGACATTTTTCTTTTTATACAAATCAATAATGACCATGTCAAAAAACAAGGCTATTACATTCGATTTTCAACCCGAAAACCAAAGAGAAAACCAAACCGAAAACCAATCCATCAAATACGAAGATAAATACAAAAATAGATATATAAAATTAGAAACCAAAAATTTAACTCCAAGTGAAAAAGACAATTTGAAAAATAATTTTATAATGGAGACAACACCACTAGGTAATGTGATAATGTACTATAATATTGATAAAAATGGATTTGTTTATTATAGTGATAGTACAATTCCATATCGATTTTTAGAAACTGTGGCTAGAAAATATATAATATCCTTTCAATGCAAAGACCCTAGTATTTATGTTGATGAAATGGATAATGATGATGAAAAAAAACCGATAGAAATTGCTATGGATCAATCTTCTGATGCAAAACCTATTCGTAAAGTATCGGTTAATGCCACAAACAAAAAGGTATTTGCAAAATTTAAAAATTATAATCATCCTAACTCGATACCATCTACCAGTATGATTGCAAAAAATAATTCAAATCCACAACCAAATAAAAAAACAACACAATCAATAAAAGAAGTAAAGGAAAATAAAAATAAATACATATCGGAAGGAAAAATAATAAATTTTTCTTTTATCAAAAAAATAGATAAAAAACAAATAGTAAAACGATTGAATATGACATTCGCAGAATTTAAAAAAATGCAACAAGAATCTAAAAATAAAACCTCATTATAATACAATAACATTACAAAAATGAAATCACATAAAAAGACAAAAAAAAGAAAAACTCAACATTATAGAACCAGGCAATATAAAAATACAAATAATAAAACAAAAAATAAAAAGCAATACGGTGGTACAGGTGATTTTGCTGATACTATTAATTCTGTAAATAATGTAGCAAATCGCATAAATAACACACTACAAAACGCACAAAACGTATCTAGTTCTATTGACCCCGAATATAATCAAGAACCTGGTGATGGTGTTATTGATATTCTTGATGATAATGGTGATGAAAATACTGAAATGGGTAAAATTGTGAACGATGCATTAAATCCAAATTCTCAAGATCAACCAGAAAGTCAAGAACAATCTGCTGAAAAATCTGAACAGCTTCAAAAATATTTACAATATATTCAAGACAATCCAAATTTTATACAATCAGCATTTTCGAATATATTAGTCAAACCTGTTGCTCATGTAATAAATGAATTAGGTAGTTTGTTAAATATAACTATGAATAATCCTCAACATTTTCAAACACAATTAGACGAGATGGCTAATTCAATACAAGATAAGACACAGAGAGAAAAAGTACTTAATTATAATGCACAAATTTTAGCAGTTTATTTGTCCGCATCAAAACCATCCGTCGATATTATTTCAGGCGTAGTTGCAGAAGAAGTTAGTGAAATAGCGGGGGATATCATTTATAATATGTCAACAAAAATACAAAATATGATACCCATTTTTGGTATTCCACAATTATTTAAGGAAATGTTAATGTCTATTTCACAACTTATGACAACATTATCACAACTTACAAGTACGGGATTCTCATCTATTGATGAAAATTTACAACAATTTAATAGATCTATCATGAATGAAACAAATGTCAAAAATAAATTAATAACAGAACAAAAAATTCAAGCGGATATTTTAGAAAAACAAAACAAACTGGTAAATTTTATTTTAGAAAATCCTGAAGTTATCAATGTTTATATACAACATTTAAATGAATACCAGGATAAAAATCTTACTATAAATGATATTATTCCTAATTTAGAGCCGAATTTAGAGCCGAATTTAGAGCCGAATTTAGAGCCGAATTTAGATGAAAACAACCCATCTTCATGGGAAGGTGCAGGTGGTAAAAGAAAAACCCGCTCCCGCCCCTACTCCCGACCTCACCTCAAAACTCCCACGACGAATAAAGATTATGAGACTATATTGAATGCAATTAAAGAGTCGTTAAATGACTACAATAAGAATCAATCAAAATAAAATTGAAAAATATTATTAGAGTTATAATAATATATAAGCATATCAATGATAAATTCAAATAAAAACTCTTTATTCGATGCCCAATTTGAAGAAATTGTTCAAAATTCTCCGAATGAATTGAGAGAAACAATCAGATCTTATTTTAAAAGCATGTCCGAGATGCAAAAAAAATCTTTCCTGATTGCAAAAGATCATTTGGGTACATCTTTTAATATATTCAAAAGCAATGGATTTGTTAATTTCGAAAAGCAATGCCAAACAAAATAAAGAGTGCAATAATAAATAACCCAAAAAATATAACCATATTGTCCATTTCAGAATCAGTAGTATTGGTTATTATAGTGTTTATTGTATATAATTTATGAATGCGATAATATTATTTGCGTCTATCTGAATATTGCTACTATTCATCATTTTTGTCAAACTTGTATCTATTTTATAGCCGTTAGACATTAAAAATGAAAATAAATCTGGTATTTCATTGGCTGTCATAAAACGATGATTGTTTCTGCAAGTACCAACACAACCAATCCCACGTAATGATAATAATGCGTACCCACATTTATTTCCATATTCATTCAATTCTGTAAATTCACTTAATTTTTTATGCGAAAAATTCACTTGTCTTACTATTTTTCCAAGAGGGCCTTTTGGAAAAAGATTTATAGTAATGATATTGCCATATTCACAACCAAATAAATAGGGTCTGCTACTCAACAAATAACTATTACCATTTGTAATCATGTTTGTAATCATATTTGTTTAATATAATATAAATATATTTATACTATATTTACAAAATAATGGAAATATTATCAGATGAATCACAAAAACGATATAATATATTGTCATTAAAATCCAGAAATACCACAGATGGAGAGAAAACATACTTACACCTACAACCACGCAGTCAAAATATAACCATGTTAAAATTAGATGAAAATGTAGAAAAAGAGTTATATATCAATAAAAAAATAGAGAGAATCCCTTTTTATCATTTATATTTTCAGACTATACACGCTAAAATCCAATCCCAACTATCTTATGTAAATTCTAGTCAAATACCAAAAGAAGGCATACCTTTAGAATACTGGGAAAAAATAACAATATCGAATACCGACCCTAACCATAACCCCAAATCATTTATATTAGTAGAAACTTCGAGATCCATTCGCACATATGATGAATGGTTTCATACATTTGACAATAAAAAAGAGCTATTATCAAATGTATTCAATCTTTGTTTCTTTGTATTGGATGGGTTGAAAATTTTACAAACGCACGACATTTTATTATTGAATTTTTCAAAATCTAATTTATGTTTTAATCAGTTTGGGAAACCATTTATAGGTAAGTTAAACAACTGTATAGAAAAATCTGGTTTAAATAACGTTTCACTTTCACACCATTTCAATGCAACCGCACCGATAGAGATCTCTGTTTTCGATTTTCTAAAAAAAAACCAGCAAATCCATAGTTTATCAAATAATCAAATAGAGTTAATTGTTAAAAATTATATTGATAATCACATAATCATTTCAAATATATCAATTCATATGAGAGAAAAATATTACGAAGATAGTGTAAAATATTTACAAGTATTAACAAATAAGCCGTTTTCACTTATATCGGCATTTCTTCTAAAATATGTTGATTCGTGGGACAATTATGGATTTCACATTTTTTTTTTAAAAGAAGTATTGTTAAATTACACGCACTCGAGTGCAACTATTCCATTTATAACGGACGACTCTAAAGTATTTTGGAAAGGGTTCATTGATATTTTTATGAAAAATATATTATGTAATCCAGACGAACGACATAATATACAAGAAACTAAGAATTTTCTGATGGATTATTTATCTACTAAAACAAACTATTTAACGTCTTTTTGAAGAACCTCTTCTCTTTTTAGTACCTCTACTTTTTTTACTGGATTTTCCTTTTCTAGTTTTTTTGTGTTTTTTGTGTTTTTTCTCTGATGATGATGACACTTCACATTCAATTTTTGTACCCTTCTTTTTTCTGTCACTAGCAATACTCATTGCTTCTTTGAATGATTTACCAGTTTCCTTTGATATTTTTTTAATGTATTCGATCCATGCATTTGCCATTGTAGTATATATATTATACTACAATATTATAATATTTTATAAAAAAAATTGAAATAAAATTATTTACATACTACATACTACATACATATAAAGACACAGTAAAATATACACAGTAAAATACCTGTAATTACACGATAAAATGGTAAGAAATACTGAAGGAGGTAGTGGACATAAAAGCCAAGCACGTAAAAATGTGGTATCAACTACTGAAAAACATAGCCATCGTCTAAGATTAGTAGAAAATGAAGGCGAAATATATGCACAAGTTTCTAAAAATTTTGGTAATGGGATGTGTGAAGTAATATGTAATGATAATGTAAATCGTCTATGTATTATTCGCGGTAAATATAGAGGTAGAGGAAAACGCGACAATCAAATTCGAGTGAGAAGTATTGTTATGGTTGGATTAAGAGAGTGGGAAACTCATTTTGAAAATTCAAAAAAACTACAAAAATGTGATTTATTGGAAGTTTATTCTGATTATGATGTAGAAAGATTAAAAAAGACCTCGGATATAACATGGTCCAATTTTGATATGGAGGAAAGTGCATATCAATATGCAACAGACGATATTGTTCATTTTTCAGATAATATTGAAGAAGACTATAAAAAATTAGTAGAAGATGATTTTATTAAAGCTAAAAACAGTGGTAATATAAATGATCTTCAAGAAAACGATGGTTACTATGCAACAGAAGAAAATATCAATTTTGATGATATATAAATGTAGTGGTAGGTTGATATGTTAAAACATTTATGTGTTAAAAAATATAAAAATTATACATGTAAATAATATATGTATTTATATATATTATTTTTTTTATTTTTCACAGCATCATCCTCATTATGTGCTAATTTGAGCAAAATTACACAAGAAAGAATAAAATACATTATTCAACATCCAGGAACTACCTATGAAATGCGAGAACAAATAAATACTATATTATTTACTAGTTACAAAGATTGGGCAACCACCAAAGCTATTCATTTCAAACGTTTGTATAAAAATAAATGTATCCATATCAAAACAGATGAGCTTATATCCTATTCCCTATTTGGTTTATATCAAGGAATAAAACGATATAATGGAAATAATACATTTGTAACCTATGTTGATTTTAATATCAAACATGAATTACAACAATGTGTTGCAAAATTATTACCGATCAATGCATTACCAAAAACGTACCTAAAAAAAGAGAAAACACAACAAGAATATAATAAATTAAACAACATATATTTGAAACCAATATATATTGGTTTTGATCATTATTTGATGGAAAATACAATATACAATTCTATATATTCTAATAAAAACACGTGGTTTGAAACCGAAGATGACACTAATTTGAAAATAGAAATATGGAAAAAAATTCGTGAGTTGCCACCATTACACATGAGAATAATGTATTATAAATATTCAAGTGATTTTGAGATGTTACGTTCAAATCGTGAAATTGCAGAATTAATGGGATATTCAACCCAAACAATTCGTATACATTTATTAGACATCAAAAACAAATTATTACCATTTATTATTGATAATCGTAATTAGTGGAAAAGGTGTAAATGATAAAAAGTATAAAAACTACATAGTTTATATTCATTCCTCCATCTCCCATTCAGGAGGTTTATTTTTTGTTCCACCATTGTATTGAACTGCGTGTTTATTATCTAGCATCCATTGATTGATATGTGTACCGTCTAGATATACATCAGCAAGTATTCTTCCATATTTTTCTGTTTTGATATTGGTTAATTTAACTTTTTTGTGTAGTATTATGGATGATAATGCATCGCGTGATTTTACAGCATGTAGTTTCTCTACATTTGTTTTGCATTTCATTTCTGGTGCATCTATTCCATTCAAACGCACAGAAAACCTATATATTGGAGATGAATCATACGGTAATTTAGATGCAATTGTAAATGTATCACCGTCATAAACTTTAATTACTTTACCTTCTGTTATAGGAGGAATAAATGGGATTGTATTCTTATAATTGATATCTTGAAGATATTTTTCATTTATATTTACATCAACTGATGGAATAATTTCTGTGAAATTATCGTTGTTTATATTCTGAGATTTTTTTGTTGTTGTTGTTGTTGTTGTTGGGGTATTACTTGAATAAACGGGTGCATATGATTTAAGGCTAAAACAATTATAAAAGTATCTTTTAAACATTTTAATTATTAGGATATATTTTATTACTTATAATATTTGTAGTATCGAATAATTATAAATCATTTTTATATGTTAATAACACCATGTCTAATAACGATATATCATAAACCATTTAAACATAATAAAATAAATAACCTATGTATAACACATGAATACATTTAAGAGATTCAAAAATCCGTCTTTGGGTCAAAATACAAAAAAAACTATGTTATCCAAATCAATCAATGTTAATTCTATACATGATTTTCCCGTATTACATAATATAACAAAAATAGAAAATGAAACCAATTTTAATTTTGTCGATGCCACCAATAAAAAAATAGAAGAAAATAAACCGGTAGAGGATACTGGTTTATGCACAATTTATTACGACAAACAATTAAAAAAAACAATAAGACATAACTTTCCCAAAAAAATGTATGAAGATGACGATAGTAGTGATGATAGTAGCGATGACGATACCAATAATTCAAACAATCACATACAACAAACGATTAGTGTAGTTCCTATTGTATATAACGTTCAATATCCAGAATTACATAATGGTATGAATAAAGCAATAAGAAATATTATGGAAAGAAGAGACAAATTTATCGATCAATATGGTGCGGACGAGTTTGTTCGACATTATTTATCAAAAGATTCGCCCTATTTATATTCAAGATATTACTACAAAAATAAATATATGAATTATCATAAAAACAAGGTTAATATTATCAATAGCAATCACGGTAATACATGTGAAAATGATTTAATACAATATCACGATATAGAAGACGATATAGAACATGATATAGATTCTGAATTACTAAATCTAGATGATGATGACATAGAAGATGAGGATGAAGATGAAATTTAATAGATTAAATTCCACACTCCACACTCCACACTCCACACTCCACCCATACATATTGTATAAATTATAATACAATATGTATAAATTACACAAATAAATTATATAATTATGTAAACTTACATTTATGGAGGATGATTTTAATTTTCAAGAATTAGATATGTCTTGGATCCACGATTTTGAAAAAGAGGATGGTTTATATAAAGATTTCTATTTGGAAGATTTATATTTCATCAATGTGCATTATGTTTATTTAAACGAATCCAATACAATTGAAAAAGTAAAAAAAGACAAATATTTTTTTAATGAATTTCATAAAAACATTCTACCAAAAGAAGAACTATTTAAAATAATAGTTAAAAACAAAAATTTAACCAACGAAAAATATAAATTGAATTGTTTATTTAAATACAATTGTACAATTGATCCTTACATTATCATTGCCTTTTTAAAAAATAAAACACTGTTAACACTAGATCCAAATAACTCTTATTTATCACCTATAACAAGCATTGAAAACGTGAAATTTAAAAAAACAATTACTATGTTTCAAGATTTAAATAGCATATCCATTATATATCAAAAAATTTCCGGCCCCAGTAACAACCCCAGTAACAACCCCAGTAACAACCCCAGTAACACCAACACCAACACTAACATCAAAACAAAAAAATTATATATCAAGAAATATAATAGAAAAACGAGAAGATTCTATATTTAATATATATTCATAAGTAACGTATTTTGAGCGTTTTTATCTTTTTTTTTCTCAATCACACGTATTTTGATAAATGGTAATATTCCGTTATTAAACAACAAATTATACAGTCTATCATTATGAAAATAAATATTTTTATTGATATTACATGGCAATTTTGCTATTTTTAAAAAACAATCACAATTATTTGCATAAATACCAGTTAATTCTAATTCTATTATATCAATTACATCCTTGTATCCATTTATTTCAAATTTATGAGATTTAAAATAGTCAAGTAATTTATGAATTGCATTATATTTAATAGCATATAAGTAACTTTGATAGTGATATTTAATTTCGCTACTATCATTATATGCATATAATTCTTTGTTCATTTTAATAATCATATTATAAAAATGTGTAATTGATTTTTTAATAATAATCGAATCATTAATTAAAACAACAAAATCATAATCTTTTTTCATAGAATCATCTGTTTCTATTACATTTAATACGTGAATATATTTACCTATATCAATATATTTATCATTTGGAATTTCAATATATTTTATTATTTTATTATTATTATCTGAATTGGTAGAAATATAATTTTTTAATTTATCACTGTATTTTTCATTAGAACTATTTATAATAATAATATCATTATTAGGAAAGAACAAATATGGAATGTTATTTATTATAGCATTATACTTTAATAATGACTTTGTATGACATGCAAAAATAGTGAGAAATTTTTTATGGTTCGTGTTTTTGCATTCATAATTATTTGATACTATCGTATTATAATTTTTAATAAATAAATTTACTCCAGCGTTATTGTTCTTATTAGTTTGAAATTTATCTATAAAATTCATTATATTTTATGTAATGATCTTTATTATTACTATGATAATATAATAATAAAAATTGAACACAATTTAACTAAATGAAGATTTGCAATATAAATAACATAGTTTAAAAACAATTTTGAATGGACACTGGAAAAATAACAATTGCATCTACACGATTTAACAATCATACATGGAACGAAAATGTAAATTACAGAAATAAAATACAATACAGTGGTTGCATTTACGGATGTCCGCAAAGTATTTCCATTAAAATACCAGAAGATTCTTTGTTGTACATATTTGAAATGAATAATTCATTAAATCGTATTGAAGGCATAGGTTTGATAAAAAACAAAATATACTATGATCATTACTACAAAATATATTCTGAAGGAAATTATAATCGATTTGTTTATAAATCAAATTATAGAGTAGATAGAAAGTACTTAGAATTATACTACCCTGATATTTTATCTCTTTTCGAAATAATATTATTTAAAGGTAAAACCCATTTAAAAAGGGGATATGGAATTACACAAGTTCCAGAAAAATTAGTTGATAAATATTATTCGACCATATATCGCGAACAAGACAGAGCAAACAATCAAATACCAAACAATCAAATACCAAACAATCAAATAAATAACATAAAAAGAATATTAAATATAATTTTTCAAAATTATAATAAAAGACAATAAAATATATCCAAATATATAATTGAAAATGTCAGACGAAAAGTTGGATTTGAATGCGGATAATTATACAATAAAAGATCTATTGAAAATTTTAGATTTATATGATGATGCTAATGACAATGATAATGATGACTCTAATATATTAGATTCGATTTCAAAAGAAGATATAATCGAAAAAACAAATCACTATATTGATAAATTTAGTAATGAAACTGAATATGATATGGTTAATTTTTTTACAGAAATTCAAGATAAGTTAATAAAAACAATTAACGATTATGATAATAGTAATAATCAAGATAATATGATAATAAAACCAGATAAATTAAAATTCAATAGATATGATATCACACCGAATGAAATAGATATTGGAGAAAACATCGATAATCCCGTAATTGTACCAGAAATTCAAAATATAGTTACCACATTTGCACCAACTGAGGTAAAAGGTGCATTAAATCCATTAATAAAAAATACATATTCAACGATTATCAACATTGATAGTAAATATAGACAATACACTGGTGCTAATTCTAATACTAATTTTACATTGGATCTATCTGAACCATTAAAAAATTTATTATCCCTGCAATTATATTCTTATCAAATACCATTTACTTGGTATATAATTAATTCGAAAGTAGGTAATACATGTTTTTGGATAGAAGATTTGTCTACAAATACAGTAGTTAATATATCCATAGATTCAGGTAATTATACGCCAATTTCGTTGACAAACGAATTAAATAAACGAATAGTAGAAGCAGGATTTGAATTTGGTGGTATAGAAACACCATTTGTGTATAGTGAAACAAAAGGAAAAATTATTTTTTATTTGTATAGAGGTGTATACAAACATCGTGGCGTAGATATTTTTACTATTACTGAAACAACCAAAATTATATTTTTTGATTTTAATTTTACATTGGAATGCAATTTGCCTGATTGTGGTGTTAAATTACCTAATTACATAAATCAAACATTGGGATGGATATTAGGGTTTCGATCTGATAGTGTAAATGTAAATATACTAGGAAATGTCCCAACTGCATTATTGGATTTAAATGGGTCACGATATTTGATATTAATTATAGATGATTTTAATCAAAATCATTTGAATAATAATTTAATTTCTATAACTGAATATGATAATACTCTTAAATTACCTTCATATTATAATACAAGCTTACCTTATTCTTGTAATAAAGTTTTAAATTACGTTGATTCGAATAACATTATTCCAAATAAATTAAATATAAATTACACAAAAACACAAACTATATTACCTAGTGTTCCTAGAACATTGACTCAATCTCAAATTTATACGATTAATGAAATAATTAAAAATAATAAAAACAATTCAAATTATTTTCCAAAAGCACCAACAAATTCGGATGTTTTTGCAATTATTCCTATTAAACTATCCAATAATACTGGAAATATTATAACAGAATTTAGTGGTTCATTACAATCTAACGAGAGAATATATAATGGTCCTGTAACTGTTTCAAGACTACAAATTACTTTGTGTGATGATGCAGGAAATATATTAGATTTAAATGATGTTCCATGGTCATTTACTATGATTGCAAAGTGCTTATATGAACTTTAAGAGATTATTATATTGTGAACTTATAATTAATATTTACATAATATAATATAAAATGACGAAATTAGATTTAATAAATTATGATTATGGAAACAAATTGCTGTTTTTGTTATCTATTGTTTTTTTGTATGATAAAAAAACGTATTTACTGTTTTATGTTATCGGTGCTGTATTGAATTATCTATTAAATAGCATTTTAAAATTAGTGTTCAAACAGCCTAGACCAACAGAAAATATGAAATTGTTTCAACAAGAAATGGATAGACGCGAAACGATTGATTGGAGAGAATATGAACGTTTTGGTATGCCTTCAGGACATTCTCAAGAAACCGCGTTCTCTCTACTATACATAACGATGGTTTTACAAAATACAAAAATATCAGCCTTGTTCTTGATAATTATGGCGTTTACCATGTTTCAACGTATTTATACAAACAAACACACATATTTACAGGTATTCGTAGGAGGCACTATTGGATTATGTATGGGTTATCTATTTTATTATTTAGCATCGAAATATATTCGGCGGTATTAGATGTTATGGTTATAATTTGTGATAATAATTTGTGATAATAATTTGTGAAAAAGTTATAATATTTCATTAGTATATAATTAAATATTATAAAACTCATACTAAACCATATATATTCATAATGGGCGCTGGAATATTACCTACAACGATACATAATAATAAATTGTATTTTTTATTTGGAAAAGAGAATAAATTTGCAGATACACCTGGTTGGGCTGAATTCGGTGGTGGTTCAGAAGGAAAAGAGACTCCTTTAAAAACAGCTATTCGTGAAGGAACAGAAGAAATAACAGGATTTTTAGGTAGCGACAGCGATTTGGAGAGAAAAATAAAGAAAACAGGTACATTTAATATTGATTGGAATACATATCGAACACATATTTTACCTATGGAATATGATGAATATTTGCCGTTTTACTACAACAATAATCAGAGATTTTTACAAAAACGATTGGATCCCAAGATTATAGAAAAATCGAAAATATTTGAGAAAGCAGAGATCCGTTGGTTTTCTATTGACGAAATAAAGAAACGCAAGATCCCTTTCAGAAGTTATTATTATAATATTGCTGATTTGATTATTAAAAACGAATTAGCAATAAATAAATTTGTTAGGTCGAAGCTTAACAAGACAACTACATATAAACACAAAACAAGGAGAATAACAAAAAACAAATCTAAAACACAGAAAAACAAAATGTTTTCCTTTTTGTTTTAGAATGTATTTATATAGTTTATTCTAATTTACGTAATTCTTTACCAAAATATTCCTTTTCTGTTCTAGTACCTTCTATAACTGTTTTTGGATATAATTGCATATCATTAACAATTGTTTGGAATATTTCAGGTTGAAATGGTAAATCAAGTTTTTTAACATATTCATTAAATGCCAAACTATCCTTTACTAAACATGGTCCAGATGGGCCTCTCATTTTTTCATTACAACGCATGTATTTATCATCTAATTCATTTCTATAAAGTAATGAATTTAATACACTATCATATTCTACGTTGTTATGTTTGCATACTTCGTAAAAACCATTCGCAAATAATACTCTATATGTATTATATACATTTTGCATGTATTTTGTTAATTCTGCTTCAATTGGTGAAACCATTTTAAAATTATCACTTATTTTTTCGTGAATATTTTTTATAACTGAAAATGCATTTTCAGAATTAGTTCCAACTAAACATATTTTATTATTAAACATAAAATCTTCATACGCACATCTTTCTCTTAAGAATTCTGGACAGAAACAAATATTATCATTATTATATTTGTCGATCATTTTTTGAGTGGTTCCTGGTGTAATTGTACTTTTAATACAAATAACACCATTATATTTTAATTGATCTAATTTATCTAAAACATCTATTAATATAGATAAATCACATTCATTTTTCTCATTAGGAAGTGTTGGAACAGATATAAAAACAGCGTCAGTATCCAAAATATCTTCTAATTTACTTTCTTTATATTTGGGATCATAATAAGCCATGTCATTCCCTATATTTTTTAAACCTTGATATATGGCTTCACCTACCATTCCTCTGCCAATTGAACCAATTTTCATTGTATATATAATATGTGATATATTATTATTATTGTGTAGACACAAAATTAATAATTAAATATTTTCTAACATTATATCGAAAGTTTTATAATAAAATCTTTCGCAATTTGTAGTAGTTTTAAAGTCCCAACAAGCAAAGATATTATTTTTTTGATTAGCATGATTTTGATAATTTTCATAATGTATTTCATAATCACATGAAGGATAATCATCAAAGAAATAAATTATTTTACTATTACAACAATATTGAGACAATTGACCTCCTCCAGACCATTCTGATATAAACGAATCACAATTTTCATGGTTTAAAAAACTCGCATATATTTGTAAATTATTTATAAAATAAACATTTTCAACATTAATATTTATATGCTCTACACTAAAAATAACAATTTTAAAATCAAGCGTTTCTTTTAATTTATTTATTATTCTTAGTAAACTTTCTGACTTGTCTTTCGATAATCCAATTATATTAGTTCTCCAATGTATAACAATAAATTTTTCATTAATTATATCAGAATAACATGGATAACTTGATAAATCATTAAAATTTATATCATTAATATAATTAATAAATTTATCAGTTCTTTCAAATGTATTCAAATGATAATTTAAATTATCAAATTCAAGAATTTGATCATTTTGTGTAGAAACGCATGAATAATATGTTAAATCAATTTCGGTATTTGTATCAGTTTTTTTATTATTCACATATTCATCCCACGTAATTATATTTCTAAATGTTTTGTTGTATAAAAAAAATCTATCCTCATATAAAGTTACTATTGTACTATCCAAATTAATTTTTTTTTTTTGTAATAAATCAAAGAGAATAAACCTCGATATATGAATTTCATGTCCTAATGGATTCACAAATCCATGACCATAAATACAGCATTTTTTTGATACAATAATATAAATGTTATTGTTTTCCATATTATATTATATATTATATAATTTAAAATATTACTTACTTATATGCCGTCAATTTCTATTTGTTTTTCAATCCATGGTATAATTTCATCTAGAGCATCTTCTAAAGTAGTATTACATTCAACACCCAAAATATCCTTTGCTTTATTAACATCAGGAACTCTTTTTTGAACATCATAAGTAAAAGGAACATCACATTCATATTTAAACTCCTCATCTGGTTTAATTTTATCCCAAATTACTTTTGCGAGTTCTAAAACTGTATGACCTACTGGTGTTGAAATATTAAAATCATCATTTAAAGCTTTTGGATTTACAATGCATTCATAAAATCCATTTGCTAAATCGCCTGCGTAAGTATAATGTCTTATTTGTTCTCCTTCTCCTAATATTCTAAGTGGATATTGTCCCTTTAAAATTTTTTGGACTAAATCTGGAACAACATGACTCATTGCAAGTTTAATATTACCAGAATAACATTCTGTTTCCAATTTAGCTCTCTTTTCACCTGTTCCAACAGCATTAAATGGTCGAATAATAGTGTATGGTAATTTATGTTGTTCCCATGCACCTTGAGCCCAGTATTCTACAGATAATTTTTGAAATCCATATGTACTTAATGGTGGAGGGACTAATCTCACATCTGTCTCTTTACTAGGCCATCTATCGGTTGATTCAAATACCATACTAGACGATACAACTACAATCTTTTCAAAATGATCAGTATTTTGATGTGCATAAATACATGCATCAAATGCTGCAGCAGTAAGTAATTCGTTTTCTCTTAATAAAAAATAAGCTAATTCATGAAACATAGATATTCCTCCTATAATTGCTGCACCAGAAACTAATATATTGATTTTGTTATCTACAATAAGCTTTTGTAATCCTTCTGTATCCTTTGCATCCATCTCTAAAAAGTGAAAATTTGGATGATCATCATATGTTTTACTCATTTTACCATACTTCCAAAAATTATCTACTCCCCATACATGATGTCCTTCATCTAACAATTTATTAATAGCATAACCAGCTATAAATCCATGACTACCAGTCCAGAGTATATTTTTTGGCATCTATATAATAATAGTAATAATAAATATTTAAGTATTTTATTAAATTAATAATATTTTATATTATAAAATATGATTCAAATACCTGTTTGCAACGGCGAGTTAGTTGATAAATTAACTATTTTAGAAATAAAAAAAAACAAAATGACTGGTGATAAATTAGAAAACGTGACAAAAGAATATGATCTATTGTATCCTTATTTAATTCAAATTGGGTTATCTATAGAACATGAACTTTTTAAAAAATTATATGATATAAATTTAGAATTTTGGGAATATCATGACTGGCAAAGAGAGAGATGGAGATTATTAAAAGATGATAATTTTATAGATATAGAATTGTTCAAAAGAAATAGGGATGAACATATTTTGAATGATGAAAGAGCTAGAATTAAAAAAGAAATTAATAAACTAACAAATTCTGAAATTATTGAGGAAAAATTATTTATTAGTTATCACATATAAATTATGACATTAAAATTCCATTTCAATGTTATTAGGATGTTGCTATTTTTGCATTTTACATATTATTTAAATCCCATGCTTTATAGCAAGAAAATTGAAATAATGGTTCTGGTAAATTAAATGGTGATAACATTAAACTTACAGCTCTGCATTCACCTAGACATGAATACTCGATATCTTCATTTTCAATATCAGATGAATCAGTACAAAAAAGATAAGTAGAACCAGAATTTTTAAAATTTGTTAAACAGTTATTTATATGTAAATATGACAAATGAATAAACATTTCCTTACATAATATGAAGTCCGCTTTTACTGAAACATCTGTAACAGCATTAAAAACTTTGAAATGATAATTCACATTATCTATTTTGTTCATATTATTAAATATGTCTTCAATTTTATCAACAATGTCATATGCATAATACTCTATTTTTTTACATTTAGTTTTCGATAATATTTCGATAAATAACATATTAATCCAATTTAAATCTCCACAAGGAATATCTGATATAATAATAGTTTCTTTATCTTGTAAAAATTCATTAATGAACTTTACCACAAAAAATATACAATCTTTTACTAAAGATGACTCTTTTTCTGATCCTGGACCAGAAATCGATTCCTTTGACCCCCATGCATTGGTATCAAACGTTTTTGTAAAATGATCTGACAAATCCATTTATTTATACATACTTATGTATTTAATATTTTTTATAATTAAACTAATTCTAAAATAGGTGGTTCACGAGATAAATCAGTTTCACCACACATCGATATACATTTTTTGTCACCAGGATTAAAATCGGGAATAATACATATATTATTTATTAAATCGTTATCTGATAGATTAAAATATAAATTACATGAATAATTTGTATCTCCATGATTGACATAACTTTGATAAATAGATACATAATTTGTTTTCATATATGAAAATATATACATTTCAGGTGACAAATAACCATCGTTTATATCATTTAATTTATTTATATGTTCAGATTTTGACCACCAAAAATTACCTGAATAATGTTTTTTCGGGAAATTTTTCAAATTAGTACCTACACAATCGTAATATTGTAATAATTCAATAGATAACCTCCACTTATTAATAGTAAAATAATCACATAAAGTTCTCCAATCATTGTAACATTCTTCATTTCTGGTAACACTTTTACTATGAATATAATATAAATAGTAATCACCACTAATATATTTTTTAAAATTATTTATGGCAAATTTTTCATATAAATTATCCTCAGTTGAAATAACTACAAATTTATCATATTTGCTAAACATATCTATACATTCATTTGTCACATTACAAACAAAACATAATATTTTGTCCGAATTATCATATAACCCACTTTCGACTATTTTTTGGATTTGACTATTAATTATATCAATATAATTACCTATACAACAAATAAAATAAACACCATAAATATTTCTTTTTTTAATATAATTTGCATTAATTTCGTTACAAATATTATATTTTATAGAATCAAAATTATATTGGGATGGTTCCAAGTGTGTATCATAAAAATTTATATCAGTATGATGCAATGATAATAAATATCTATAGTCTATTTTTTCCAAATTTCCTATTAACCAATGTTCAACTGAATAACGATCTTCATTAGTATTTATAGGTGGCAAACTTTTAATATGTTGAGATGTTGACCACCAAAAATTTCCAGAATAATGATTTCTATATTTATTTTCATTATTAATATAATACTGTTGATTAACACCAATACATTTAAAATTATCTAAGTTGGTTATACACAATTGATGTTGTTCAATTAAAAAATATTCTAAATATTTTCTCCATTCATATGAATGAGGTTTATTTAATACTCCTTTAGTATGTATTTCTAATATTTTTATATTATCATCAACATTGTCTGAAAAAAACTTGATGCGTTTATAATTTGGAAACTCCCATTCATTTGAATTTTGAGAATAATATATTAGTTTTATTTTATAATCACATGGTAATTTTTTATACTTACCTAACATTGTAACAAATATATAATCTAGTTTATCATATAACCCAGATTGTTTTATATAATTATATTGATCTAAAAATATCTCATATCCTTTATAATCATCTAAATTACATATAAGTACAAAACACACAGTTTTATTTATAAAAACAAAATTATTTAAATTGAAATTTAATTCATTAGGACTTGTTTTAAAATAATCGTTGAATTCTGGTAAATTATTATATATATATGGATATGTATTGTAATTGTTATAATCTGATTTAATAATAGTAGTATCATTATGATGAATGCTTTGTAAAATATCTATAATTATTGAATAATTATTTTCATCAAAACCGAAACAATTATCGTAATTTTCTAATCTCTCTGTATAAGCGCCTATGTTGTTATAAATAATAGGTAAACCAGTATGTATTGCTATAGATAATGTAAGTGAATATGTTTCTTCGAATGTTGAGACAAATAAAAAATAGTCTATTTTGTTAGTTTTAATTAAATCAAAAATATTATTATTATCATAAGGTCCATGAACAATTAAATTGTCATATTTAATATCACATCCCCCAAAAATATGAAATGTATAATTATTTACATTATTATCATTGAACGATTTTATAATATTATCCACTAAAAATCTACCTTTATGTTCGCAATTTATAACACCCATTATACCAATATTGTAATGCTGTTTTTTTATTGGGAATATTCTTTTATTATAATAATTAATATCAGGAACATTATTTAATAACATATAATTTAAATTTTCAAAATTTATATATTTTGAGTAATTATCATAACAATTTTTACTATTAAAAAATATTTTATCAAAAACACTAAATATTTTTGATCCGTTCAATATATCATTTTCAATTGGTAATATATTATGTGATTTAATTGGGTTAGGCGTGTTTGGCATTATTAAAAAATAATCGTGTACAATTAAAATTTTTTTATTATTTATTTTTTCAATAAAATCAGCCATATTATAATTGATTTCATAACAGCTATGTTGAGCGCTACATAATAAACTATGTGTTATAATTATATCATTATTATCGATATAACTAGATAATGTATTCATTGAAATTAATGTATCATTGTATAAAATACTATCATTATCAAGAATTTTTATAATAATATTATCATAATTGTATGACAATACGGAAATCATATTATTAATATAAATTTCAGTGCCACCACCAAAATTATGACTTATATGAATTATTTTATTTAAATTTTTATATTTGCGTCCTTCATAAAACCCGTGGTTTTTATAGTGATTTATTGCTTCTTCATGTGTCATATGTTGTAAATCTGGATATAAGTTTTTATATACACTTACATCAAAATCATGAGGAATACAACTATTTTTATGTTTACGACATTCATAAATTCCACATCTTTTATAATGACATATCGCTTCTTCATCTGTCATGTGTTGTAAATCTGTATATAAATTTTTATATGCAGTTACATCGAAATCACTAGGTAAATAAACACTTTTATATTTGCGTCCTTCATAAAATCCATAGTTTTTGTAATGTCTCATAGCTTCTTTATCTGTCATATGTTGTAAATCGAGATTCAAATGTTTATATGTAGCTACATCAAAATCATGTAACATTAGTTTTCTTTTTAACCCATTTTCATATGTCATTAATTTTTTTTTATACGACATTATAATATAATGTCATATAAAATATTATTATCTAAAACGCTTAAATAAATAAAATTAAAAATTTTGTAAAAAATATACAAAAGTATGTGATGTCTTGTTTACACAATTTACATAAACAATACGTCTTGATAATTACGTTGTAAATTGAATCCCAAATAAAAGTTATGCTCTTCAACCACTATAACTTCGTAATGTTTGATTTCATCAACAATAAAATATATATTTTTATTAATTACACTTAATCCATGATAAGTACCATAATTTATGTTATTATCTTCAACACCCAAATATATATCAATCAAGTTACCATTTGATGATAATTCTATTATTTTTACTAATACATTTTTATATTCATATGAATATTTTTCTGGTGGTATTTTTAAACAAACTGCGGTTTTTGCTTTCATTAAATCATTATTAATAATTGATTGCGATTTGTACAATTGTATTCTGGAAAAAATCCTATTTTCATTTTTACAATAATTATTAAAATGATTCAATAAATCAATATCATTGTATTGACAATTTTTTAAATCCATATTACAATTTCTATAAATATCAACATCAAATTCATTGTATTTGTTTATCATATCATTCATATTACCCTTTTCATCAATTGAAACAACATGACCGTTCATACAATAAGCTAATAATCCAAATAAATATTCCCATGCATGTATTTTTCTGGGAACAACGTTTAATACATACCCTCTCTCCAAAATATCATATTCATGATCAAAATGAATCCCTTCAAATATTTTAAAGTATTTTTTATTGCACATAAAAATTGTTCCAGCAATAAAATAAGATTCTTTTCCAAATTTCTTTATATAGCATGGATTATTTATTCTATAATATTCATTTATCCCATGATTTTTAAATTGATTTACTGTTTCTTTATTACTTAATAATTTTAGATCAGTCTCATAATTTTTATAAAACTGTGGATTTATATTTAAATCTGTATAAATATTTTTGCTATCTTCTATGTTTGTATTTTCAAAAATATAGTCATCAATATATTCTCTCCAATCAATGTCTATAAAATTATCAAAATGGGTTTGGTTTCTATTGAATATATCACTAATATAATTTCGATTTGTACCTTTATTTCTATAACAATATTTTTCACAACCAACAATAATAGGTATATTTTTTTTTGTTTGTAATATTGACTCTATTTTTTTATAGTTAACGCTAAGAGGTAACAACATATCACGTCTCCAATCATCATTTGTTTTTGTGTGTATAAAATAAATATTTTCAATGTCGTTGTAATTAGGATGTTTTATTAACAGTTTCATATTTTGTAAAAAACCGCCAATATCAGCGCCTTTATTTTCTATTATTTTAAAAAATGCATTTGGTATATATTGCGAAATAGTAGCAACAAAGTCCTTATTATGCAATGTGATAAATATCAAAATTTCTCGTTTAAAAAAATGTGGTTGATTTTTATATATTTTCAAAAAAACATCAATATTTCCTACATGAAATATAATAGCGGTTTTTATTATACAATATTTTCGTTTTTCATTAAAACCATGAGTTTTATAATGTTCTATTGCATCTTCATCGGACAAATATTGCAAGTCCGCATTTAATTCTTTGTATGTTTTAACACAAAAAAAATAAGGCAATTTATCTAATTTCATTATAATTTTATTACTATTATACTAATAATATTATATTATTGATATTTTTACATATTGATTATTTTTATATCTTATCTAAACCCAGGAAATAAATCATGTAAATCATCATTTGTTATTAGTCTTCTGGATCTAATTTTGAATAATTTTTCCATATTTTCATCATATGGATCACATGGTCGTTTGCAATACGTTGCTTTTTTGCGGAAACCACTACCATCATTACCTATAACATTTTCATCTGAATCACTTACCAAAGGAGAAATATAATAATATGCTATTGATTTTCTAAATACATTTTCAGGGCATTTTATGATTTCAGGTAATCCGTGCCATGATTGATTATTCGTTTTAAAAATGATTGCTGTGTTAAATTTAACATGGGATCGGACAACACAATTTTGCATATCTTTATCCCATAATTGTGTATCACCATTCCATTCTTCTTTCCAATCTTTACTCATATACAATATGATGTTTAACCTTCTCTCCTTTTCCATATGAGGATGTTTTTCGTAATCCAAATGCATATTCAATTTTCCATTTCTAGGATGTATATGTAATCCAGCACCGTGTAAATATGGATCATATTCTAATGATTCAATACCTGACAGAGTAGATACTTCTTTAATTATTTCATCGGTAGATAATAAATAAAAAAGTTGACGGATACATACCGGTAGGTTATTAATATCATCATTTGCATATTTGATTTCCAATGGATTATAATATTTATGCCATTTTTTGGATGTAATATCTGTTGGGAATTTATCGCATATCAGGTTTGCATATTCTTCATTCAAAAAATTAGGTATTATAATATGGTAGAATGGTTCGGCTCCACTAAATTGTTTAAATAACTCGGGGGTGTTATTGATCCAATCACCAAAATAGGATCTTTTTTCTATTTCTGGTATAGATTCCATTTTCTTCAATTCCAAAAGTTTAATTTTGTATTGTCGATTAATTAAATCATTCAATCCAGTCATTAAATCTACTTTAATATTCCACCCTAATTCTCTCACTTTTTTATTACTTATATAATAACGCATATCATTGTAAGGTCTGTCTTCAACATATTCAATCCATTCTTCATAATCTTCCGTATTTTTTATTAGTTTTATGAGTATCTTGGCAATTTCCATAACAGAATATTCCATCCCTTCGTCACAACCAATATTGTAGATCTCTCCAACATTTCCCTGTTCCAAAATAGCTTCAAATGCTGTAGCAGTATCATATGCATGTAAGAATGCTCTTACTGTTTTACCTTCGCCTTGGATAGTCACTTTTTTGCCCTCGTTCAATAGTTTAATAAACCGAGGTATTAATTTTTCAGGATATTGATTTGGACCATAAACATTGTTACCTCTTGTAATGATAATAGGCATATTATATGAGTGATTATATGACTGGGCGATTAATTCAGCACCCGCCTTTGTTGCCGCATAAGGATTGGTCGGACATAAAATAGAATGTTCGGTTTTATGTTTTTCATGAATATCATTCATCGATTCACCATACACTTCATCGGTAGAAACATGAATGAATTTTTGTATTTTTTTGTATTTTCTGCATGACTCTAGTAACGTATGGGTACCCAAAACATTATCATGAGTAAATGTGAGAGAATCTTCAAAAGAATTTTGGACATGACTTTGTGCCGCAAAATGAATAACGTGTGTGATATTATATTTTTTAAGCATTGTATCCAAATAATCAGCGTCGCATAAATTGGCTTTCAAAAAAACATAACCTTTGTCTTTTTGAATATATTCATCTACGTTATCGATATCCGCACAATAATACAAGGCATCTAAATTTACCAGTGTGTCAATCTTACCAAGAGGAAAATAATAATTAATAAAATTACTACCTATAAATCCACACCCTCCGGTTACCAATAAATTTACTGGTTTTCTCTCCGCATCCAGTTCCTTTCTATATTCAATCAAGCAATTGCGAACAGAATCCTTGATATTTAATACTTCTGGAAACAAAGTCTCTAGTTTATGAGTTTCCAAAAAGTTATTGGATCGATCTGATGTGAGAATCTTACGTTGTTCTTCTTGAGAGAAATTCTTCCAGGTAAAAAGTGGATCTACAATTTCTTTGTACATGGTCAAAATTTCATTGTGACTAATTAAACCAGGGTTGGTTAAATTAACAGTTCCACACACTTTTCTCTCCATCATCGTTAAAACAAAAGGTAAAAGTTCTGGTAAAACAGTCATTGAATTTGGAATAGAACATATACGATCATATGTTGCTATTTTTGTGATGAAATTACGCGGGTTTTTATTTCCGGTAATAGGCATACGAATACGCAGATTCAACACCGCATTTTTATATCCTTCCAAATGCATAATTTGATCGGTGAAACCTTTTACAATCGAATAAGAAGAGCCAAAAAAATTGGGTAATGAATCTTCGTCAAATCCAGATTCTTCCATTCCAAATGGATGTTCATCATCAAACTTAAAAATACATCCTGTCCCCAAATAGGTATAATGTATTTCACGATTTCTACAAAGTTCTGCCAAGACAATTGGAGAGAAAAGATTGTCACGAATATTTTCCAATAATTTTCCTTCTTCTTCTAAATAATCAATGGTTGTGTAGGTTTTATCTCCTATTTTTCCATGGGTTCTACCAATAAAAGAAACAACATGAGTAGGTTTTATTTCATCCAATTCTTTTTCTAAATTCAACGGATTTTCTGCTCGTGCTTTACCAATAAAATAATTCTGGTTTTTACTCTTTAATACATCGATAAATTGGTTACCGATCCAACCGTTGCTACCATAGACTAAAATTTTCATATAAATATTGTTATATTTTAATATTTTAAAAAAACCACAAATAGATGAATTAGAAGTAACATTATCATTGGTAATTTACCATCCGATGTTTTTACGCGACAAACAAACAAACAATATTTTTGTTCCCTTTTTTTTCTTTAAGTTAAAAAATCAATTTATTATATAAAAAGTGTAATAAAATCTACAAAAGTTTTTTGGAAAAACAAAAAATGGACAAAAATAAATGTCCAATTTTCAAAACCCAAAAAACTTTTTACAAAAAAACGTGTTTTGTGACCATAATTGAAATTTATGGTAAGGGCTTAAAAAAAATAATTTTCAGTTTGTTACCATAAAATTTTCGGATTTTGAATTCGTTTGTATTTTAGGAACTTTTTCTGTTGACAAATTAATAAAAATGTTGAAAAGTTCGGTTCCAAAAAGTTCCATTTTTTACAAGTGCGAATTGTGTGACTATAAATCGTCACGATGTAGTCAATATAACAGACATCTATACACAGCAAAACACATAAAAATGGAAAATTCAACATTTTGTCAACAGATGTCAACGGAAAAAAGTTCCGATTTTAAATGTCACTGTGGTAGAATATATAAAGACAGATCAGGATTATGGAAACATCAAAAAAAATGTTACGATAATACGTCAGAAAATAATGATACTATTGTAACAGAAAAAATAGACATTTTTGATAAAGAACTCATGATAACATTGGTGAAGCAAAATGCTGAATTGTTAGAAATAATAAAAAATGGTAGTAATATCAATAACACAGTGAATAACAACAATTGCAATTATACAAACAACCATAACAAAACGTTTAATTTACAGTTTTTTCTCAATGAAACGTGCAAAGATGCAATGAATATATCCGAGTTTATTGATAAGATTTCTTTCCAACTATCAGATTTAGAAAATATAGGAAAGTTAGGATATGTGGAAGGAATATCGAATATTATCATAAAAAACCTGAATGCGTTGGATGTTAATAAGCGTCCAATTCATTGTAGCGATGTGAAGAGAGAGATCATATACGTGAAAGACGACGATAAATGGGAAAAGGAGGAGGAAGATAAACAAAAAATAAAAGACGTGATTAGTAGTGTGGTTTCAAAAAATATTAGTATGCTTCCCGAATATCAAAAGAAGTATCCACAATGCATGAATCCAGAATCGAAAAAATCGGATGAGTACAATAAAATAATCATGGAGACAATGGAAGGTGGGGTAAAAAACAAAGAAAAGATTATTCGGAAAATAGCCAAAGAAGTGGTTATAGAAAAATAAATTATTCTTTTGTTATATATATAATGGAAGAAGAGCCAAAAGTGCCATCTAGTAATACTAAATTACTATATTTTTTTATAAACGATTATAGCTTATATAATTGGTATAAAAATATTTTTTACGAAAATAGGATAGAATTGCCTTTTACATTAGATACAGATGTACGGAGCACCGTAAATGTATGGGACCCAAAGATTATCATACATCCGTTACTAGATAGGCGTCTCATTTCTGATATAAATATAAGTATAGATCAAGGTAATCTATCTTCTTTTAACGCTATTGTATACCTGACAGATAGCAATAAAACCCCTACTAATGATGATGATGCTGATGACCTTACCACTCAATGGTACGGGCGTTTGAAACCTAATGTAGAAACGTTTATCAGACAAAAATCGAAAAACGACACAGCCTTACAAAAATTGTCAACGAATTTAAATATAAATGAAAATGTTACATGTAATGTTACGTGTAGGTTTTTTGTTATTGGTAAAAAATCTAATCATTTGAAATCATACGAAGAATTAGAAATAGATTTTCAAGAAGTTACCGAAAGATACAATAATCAATTTGAAATAGATAAAGGCAAAAAGAAATTAGTATTTATTGGAGAAGATTTTAACTCACTCGACATTAATAGACGAATTTTAGATAGTTTGATGAGTTTAAATGATGCCGAAACCAACAATAAAATAATAACATTACCTAAATATAATACAAATTTCATTAGTTATGTTTTAAATAATTATAATTTAAATAATTTTGATAATTATTTTATCGAAAGTAATCGAATTGTGGATCGTTATAATGATAGTGATAGAGAAAACAGTTCTTTTGTATCCCCCCAGTGGCTTCGGGGTGGTATTAGATCAATGAGAAAACCCACCAAAAAAACCAAAAAAACCAAAAAGACAAGAAAACCCAGAAAAAAATCAAGAAAATCGAGAAAACACAAAAAATCACGAAAACATTGATTTTAGAAACGATTTTGAAAAAAGCCAAAGAGGTGGTTATAGAAAAATAAATATTCTTTTGTTATATAAAATGGCAGAACCAGAACCAAAACCAGAATCAAAACTTTTATTATTTTTTGTAACTAGCAATGATTTAACTAAATGTTTTCAACGTATTTTCCCTTACGAGGGCTACCCATTCCAAGCAAGTAATTTTATAACGACTAATAAAGGTCGTATGATTGACAAAATTAGCGAATATACAAAAAAATATGGTTATATTTTCGACTTAAATATAGTTAAAGACGATGCAAAAAAAGACCGCGAAATGTCAGCTAAAATTATTGCAAAAGCACAAGACAGTGAATTATTCGAAGAAATAGACAATATAAAAAAGAGTACAGGCGAAAAAGTATCTAAACAAATGTGGGAAAGTCTTCCTGATAATAAAAAAATAGATGCGTACAAAGGATTAATACTTGACAAAGAGGTAGCTGTAAAAGAAGAACATAAAAGAATAGCTTTTAACTCCTTGAGGATATCCGAGTTATTAGAATCAAATAGTCCGTTTAATTATACATGTAGATTTTTTATTATTGATACCGAAGAAGATGAAGATAGTGATTATTTTAAAAAATTAAAAATCGAAGAAGCACATAGAATATTTATTCCTGAAAATTGGAAAGATTTTCCAATAATTTTTAATGAATATATTTTTAATGAATTATATAAAGCATCTACTGTAGAACAATATTATACAATATTAATTTTACCTCGTATTGGTCTTGAAATAAAAGCGTCAGTTGGTGGCAGTGATGATGATGATGATGATGATGAAGAAAATACAAAAAAACTCATAAAAAAACTAGATAATAATATATATTGGGGGGTATATGAAAATAATAAAGATAGTAAAGATAGTTTTATTAGTATAGCTTTAAATAATTTAACAGATTTCTGGAAACCAACCGAAACAAATAGAATTGTGGATCCTAATGATACGGATGATCGTGAAAAAGGTGATGCACCATCATGGTATAGGTTTTGGGGTGGTATTAGATCAATAAGAAAACCCACCAAAAAAACAAAAAAAACAAAAAAGACAAGAAAACCCAGAAAAAAATCGAGAAAATCGAGAAAACACAAAAAATCACGAAAACATTAATTTTATAAAAATATATTATACAAAAATATTTGTATAATATATTATGTATACTGATGAATTAAACCAACCAGAAGTGTTAATATTTTTTTTAAGTGGAGATAAAATAGTGGATTTATATGATAAAATTTATATAAAAAATAAGACTAATTTACCATTTTACATAGTGCAAGGCCAACATTCCATAATTTCCCAAAATGACATAGCGAAATTTAGTCTGGATTATGATGAGGTCTATGATATTAATACATTTACACATAGTGATAAAAAAAAAATTTTTGAAAAAATAATATCAAATTTTTGGATGTTAATTCCTGAAATGAATATTAAATTTGTTAATGGTAATTTAAGTGTTTTATCTAATAAATTCATTTTGTTAGAAAAAAAAAGAAAAGAGATAAAAGAAGAAGGAGAAAAAGAAGAAGAAGAAGAAGAAGGAGAACCAAAACCAAAAGAAGAAAAAAATAATCATTGCTATAAAATTGTCTTTAATAAATATATTAATAATGAAATTACAAATGTTAATTCTACAATAGAAGATCCAAATAGTAATGAATATTATTATTCAGATAATAAATTATATGATGAAAAATCATCAACAGAATATTCAACTATATTCAAAGAGGATACTACTACTCCTATGTTGTATATGAAAAACAATCAAATAGTACAAAACGCACAATTAATCGATTATTGTTTTTCTGGAATAAACTGTTTGAAAAATAGTAAGGCTTTTCAATATTTCATACTACCAAATCTATATAAAGGTGATACAGATGAAAATATACAATCAAGTTTTAAAACTAACCAAAATGTTACATGTAATATTACATGTAAATTTATTAATGTAGATATTTTACAAAGAGATAATATTGACAAATACACGCAACTATTTACATCAGGTAAAATAACAAAAGTATTTATTGGTGATGATTTTTTTGATAAAGAAAACAACAACCGAATATTATCTAATTTATTAACAGAACAAAAAAAACTACAAAATACTCCAGAAGTAATATTGTTACCATGTTTGCAAAATAAAAGTTCAAATAATGAAATAAATGAAATATCAATTGCAGAATTAAATAATAAATTAGATGATATAGAATTAAATACAAAATTTAATACAGAATTTAATGTTGATAATAATAATTGCGCGGATACGAATTTCATTAGTATAGTTTTAAATAAATTTTATACCACCACCATTAATCGAATTGAAGAAAATTTAGGTGGAAAAAGAAGAAAATCCACCAAAAAAACAAAAAAGACAAGAAAACCCAGAAAAAAATCGAGAAAATCGAGAAAACACAAAAAATCACGAAAACATTAAAATATACCAATAAGATAAAAAATTGAAATTGAAAATGAAAATGATAACTGATAATAATAATGAATAATAATTATAAAATGAAAATAATCACTATAGAGCAATTTGAAAAATTACCCAAAAAACCTTCTGTATCAGGTAGATCACTAGAAGCAGGTAAATTGTATTACATACGTGATATAAGAAAAAAAACAAACCCAGTTTACATTGGAAGATATGTAGAACCCGTTATGTATTACAATGATACTATTTCAGTATTATACAATTATCAATTCGAAGATGTTAAATATTTAGTAAAAACTTCACAACATCGCAGAGAGCCAATTGGAATATTTGGCAACGTAGATAACTATTATGAAGTAGTATATCCAACACCTACCAAAACAGACATTATAAATAAAAAAAATACAATAAAAGAGTTGGAGAATTTCATACTCGCAAAAAAAGCGAAACCACAAGAAAGTGGATAAGATTATATAAAAGTGTGTGATAAATATAACTATTACTTGTTGTGAAAAACGCGTTCAAATCGATCTTCTAGATTGTATAGATCGTAATAAAAATAATGACATTGTCTAGTATATTTTTATTTATCCAATAAAATAAAAATATACACATAATATAAATCATGACAATAACATTTGCAGAATATAAACAATTACCAAAAAGAGAGATTAAGAACAAAAATAATTTGAAAGAAGATAAAAAATATTATATAGAAGGTACTTCAAGAAGAGATGATAAGATGAAAACTGTATATATAGGTATTTATAGACGTAATAGAGATGGATACAATCATTTCGATGAAGTAGAATATGTTGTAAACCCATTTCATCAAGTAGGCAAACCACATGGTTTTGACGCAACATCAGGTCATAAATTTATGGAGGTAATCGAAATTGGGCCAACGGAATCAGATTATATAAATAAAAATAGAACACTAAGTGAATTGCGTGATTTTGATAAAAACCTAAGATCAAGGTCAAGATCATCATCTAGGTCTAGGTCATCATCAAAGTCTAGGTCCAGGTCCAGGTCCAGGTCCAGGTCCAGGTCCAGGTCCAGATCCAGCTCTTCAACCAAGAAAGGCGGTAGAAAACACCCAAAAAGAAAAACAGTAAGAAGGCGTAGTAGAAAATAAACAACCAATCTCAGTAATCAACTATTTTATGTGGTTTTAGAAATATAGAACTACATAAAAATCTATAGATATAATATACATCAAACAAACATCTATATCCATAAAACAAATGAAATTCTCTCAAACACTCGCTTTTCTAGTAGTCGCCACATTTTTGATTCAATATTTTTTGGTGAGTATAGTAACCACAAGTAATCCTATGTATATAAGACATAGTTTAGGTAAATTTTATTTAGCATTGGTAGTGGCTTTCAGTGTTGGTACAATGCAAGTAATGATCCATGATATAAGTTATGATACAAGAAGTGTCAATAAATATTTTATCATGATGGCGTTGTTGATTTTATCCATCATTGCATATAGAAATCAAATCTTTGTGACGGACGAAAACTATTTGAATCAAATGATTGAGAATAAATCCGTTGAATTATTAGAGAATGAAGAAATACTAAAAAAGACACATAGTTATGGTGTAACCAGAATGGCCAAATTATCAGTCCAAAACACACAAGAGGAGATAAACAAAATGATACGTTTATTGAACGCACAAAAGGATTTGAAAAAGATTCGACTTAGTAATTAAAATGTGGATAATATATATGGAAGGTGAAGATGCGAAAAATTATTTATTTTTTGTAGGTAGAAATCGATTTAAAGAATATTTTTTAAAACCATTTGAATCATTGTATAATCAAAATGTTAGTTATGATGAAAAAAACGACCTTTTTTCTTTTAATATAATGGAAGATGGTGCAATATTTACTTTAAGTATGAATAGGAATTATAATGTTAAAGAAGCTAGTATATTATCAAATGAAACTGATATTAAATTTATAAATCTAACATTGTCTCGACCTGGTGTAGATTTAACTTCAATAGAAATAAACACAAGATATACAAATTTTGCTGAAAATTTTATATTGAGAAGAGAAAATGATCTAATTAGTAATAAATTTTGGGGGGACAATATAAATTCACTTATATTACCAGATAAAATTAATATTGTATGTTATTTTGTAATAATGCCAGCATTAAAAGACTTCATATACCCAGAACATTTGGGAAGAATATGTGAAAAATATAAAATAAAAGCAACAGATTTTCCAATAAAAACCTTAAATGGTATATTTGTACCAGATATAAAAGAATATCAAACTATTGCTGGTTGTTATTTAACCGGTACAAATATTACAGTTAATAATATTTATGTATTACCATGTTTGCATGAAATTTATGAAGGTGCAAGAGATGGAATTAGAAGAATATCAGTACCAGCGAATGATGAACAAAACATGTTATATAATAAAAGAAATACAAATTGTAGAAAAGATGAAGAAGATAAAAAAGATTCAACGTTATCACTTTTTTCAAAAAGTCGAAAAGATATGAATATTTGCGATAAAATTAATAATACCGAAGTTAATTGGGAAGTTTATTTAGATTTCTATAACGGTTATAGAGATCAAAATAATTCAGGAAGAAAATTATGTAGAGAGAATAATTTTTTACGTATATTTTTAAAATATTTGGATAATAATAGTAATTTTGTTGTACCTGTTGTAAATAGAATATACGAAGGCGGTAAAAAATACAGAAAATCTAGGAAATTGAGACGATCTAGAAAATATAAGAAATATAAATCGAGAAAATATAAATCGAGAAAATAAAAAATTTTATTATTGCTATTTTTAATTATAATAATTAAATAAACATATATTATATAGACTTTTTATAAAAAGTTGATAAATATATGTCAATAAACGGAAACACTATATATGTATTACCTTGTTTGCAGGAGGTGAAAGAAGGAGGAAGAGTAGTTGGAGCTGAATATGAACAACAACCTGGTAAATGGAATGGTACAGAGGTTGTTCCATTATTTAGCGGATTGGCTTATGGTTCTGCTGATGGTAGTGATGAGTTTGATAAATATTGGAGTGGTAAATCTAACAACCCAAATAATGATATTACAAAAAATGGATTATTAACTATACCAGACTGTTCATCTTTTGGATTCAAAAGTAATAATTATGTAACATCCACACAATGTAAAGATTTTTCATGTACTCAAAAATGGAGTATTTACACTAAATTTCTAAAAAGTAAATGTCCAACTCCAACTGCTAACAATGTAGCATTACTTGTTACACATCATAATAGAATGAGGGATTCAAATTTAATGCAAGGATTGTTACCTTTTAAAGATAATAGTCCATATAATGCTTATGCAAATAATATTTGTTTAAAAATTAGTATTTCAGATAATATAGTTAGTTATTCACTATTTTTTGAAGGGTTTCCAGATAAAGGAGATTTCGAGGATTGTATTAGTGTTGATGTAAATAGAATTGATGATGATGCTGGTGTTGTTATGGGTGGTGGTAAGTATAAATATTTCTGTAATAAAAATATTAAAAATTTTATAAATACTGAATTAATAACTAAAGGAATTAACGACGCAGGTATTAACGGAATTAAATTAGATATATATGTAATACGTCATGGAAATGCGTTACATAATAAACCAGTTAGTATATCTGATTTTGCAACTACTAATCAAAATAGATTAGATTCATCTTTAACGCCTTTAGGTATGTATCAAGCTAAAATACTTGGTGATTATTTTATGCGTGAAGGTGTATTAAATAATGCAAATATTATATTATGTTGTTCATTTTTACAAAGAACACAATTAACTGGATTATTATTATTATATTATGCAGGTATAGAATTAGGTAATAACATGAGAGATGGAATGATAAACATGTTAGATCAAGCAATTATTAGATATTCAAAAGCTCAAGAAAATGGTTTTAAACCAACCAAATTTTTAGGTTATTCACCGTTAGGAAAAATTATTCAATATAAAAAGAGTAAAATATATCAGCCTTTCGAAGGAGCAAATAAAGAATTTGTAGAATATTTATCTAGTTTAAGTAAATTGTTAGAAACAAATGATAATTCAAAAAAAGCAATTGAAATTTTGACTAATAATTTAGATAAAAATTCAGTTATTCAAACATCTGATGGTTGGAATGAGATACCAGGTGCAGATCCTGATGATGATGATGATGATGATGCTCCTCGTTTCCAAAAAAATGAAGGAGGCAAAAAGAGAAGACAAACCAAAAAACAACGCGTTATGAAGAGTAAAAAGGTTCGCAGAGTGAAAAAACACAACAAAAAATCAAAAAAAGTAAAGCGTAGATCCAATAAACGCAAAGCTTAACCGCCTTTTATATCATATCATATATTATACGATAATAAAGATTACTGTATAATATATATTAAACCATGTCAGTTAAAATGATTAACATTGCAATCCCAGATGATGAAAAACTACCGGATATAATTTATACTTTCTCTCCAAAGGAGAATTTCATGATGTTGAAGATAGGCAGTATTTGTTTGAACGAAGGAAGAAATTATGTCGCTAACCTATCTCAAGAAGAAATCTACAAAAAAATTAAGGATGAATCGAA